TTTCTTGACCTGATGGATCTAATGCAACTCTTTCATTTTTATTAAAGTATGGAAGATTAATAAAGTTACCATTTACTTTTTGATCATCTGTATTAGTTCCTAGTCTAGTTTGTTTAGGAAATATCTCCGTTGTAATTGGTAGTTTAAATAAAAATAATACTTGTTCTAAAAAATCTTTTATTACTTTTGCTTTTACTAATTCCTTAGTAAATATATATAAATGAAGTCCACCACTCTTAGATTTAATAGGTATTAGTGGTAATTGTTTTTGTTGAATTGTATCTAGATAAAATTTTATATCTAAATTTTTATATACTTTAGGATCAATATCTATCGCACCAAATCTAGCTAAACCGTCATCATCACAAGGTTGTATACCTATAGATTTAGTTCCATTTAAATGTTGAGTATAATCTTCTTCAGTAATTAATTTTCCTGACCAACCATAGTCGCCAGGATTAAATTTTAGTTTACCTGTATCTGGATCTTTGTAACCATTGTTAATATTACAGAAACCAAAATTTCTTTTTAAGCCTGTAAAATATTTTATAAAGTCTTTCATAATTTCCTATGTTATGATTAATAAAGAGGCGACTTCACTCTCGCGCAATCGCCTCTCCTCTAGAGTATTCACTTAGTGAATTAGATAATCTCTTCAGTTGGTTTAGCACTCTTCTCTTCATACTTAGGTTTTGCTTGACCTTTAGACACAGACTTTTGAAGTTCTTGTGCCATTAAGTATAATTGAGCGTCAGCTTCAACAGAAACATCTAGTGCTCTGTTCATTGAAGGTTTATAGACATGCCAACTCTTACTACCTGCAACCTTACCTACAGTTTTTAATGTGTAAACTGCTGCGTATGCTGCCGGATTGTAAACACCTTTTTCATCCTTGAATCTTAGATTCTTAATCAATTGATTCAATTCTCTTGCAGGTGTTAAGTTAGATGATCTCATAGTAATTACTGCAGGTCTAGGTTCATCACCTAAAACAACTACATAAAAATATGCAGTCTTTTCTAAATAGTTACCATTTGATAGTCTCCACTTACCATTTCTTTCCTCTTGTGCATCTTCAGGAATTGAAAGGTGAGTCATGACTGGAGGAGCTGCTGTGTCTCCCATCTCTTGCCATTCTGGATATCTTGTTTGCACGTGTGCAATTAATATATCCACGCCTTTGTCACCATCTATTAATGTACCAAGACCTTTAGCATAGATCATACCAGGTTTAGAACCTTCTACGAACTTAGCATTGCTCTGATTACATTCAGGCGATAGTTGATGTAGGATTTTTAAAATCGGTGTAGACATATCATCCGATTTTATTTCTTCACTACCTTTCCCAGAATCACTTCTAAGACTGATAGTTGCCAGTGCGCCTGCACTGTTCTTCTTCTCGATAGCTGTATTAGCCATAATATAACTCCTTATATTTAGTTATTGGTTTATTTTTTATTTTTTAAATACGTTTGATTACCATCGAACGTATTGAATAGTTCTGCAGGAACTTCGTGACCTTTGTCTTTCCATTCCTTCATAACTACTTTGAGTGTCGATGGGTGAACTTTCTCCTCTTGGATAGGTTCATACCCATTCGACCTCGCAAGGCTAGCGTAATCGACAGCCTTGTTATCTTCGCCTTGGCCAAATGTTACTGTAATATTATTTTTTACAATATCACCTAAGCCATTGTCTCGAAGCCAGTGTATGCCTTCAGCTTTTTTATCAGCTTTTAATGTGGCACTAAATATTTTTTTAACAGTTAGTTCTGAACCATCTTTTAGTTTTAAACTAGCTAGGTTCATATCTTCCATTAATTTTGGAATGATATTACAACTAAAGTATTTTTCATCTTCTTTAAGATCTTTAACTCTATCTTCCAAATCTTTTATTTGTTTTTGTATTCCCTGTAATTTTTCTACTTCTGTAGAAAGTGCATCTGGATCAATAGTTTTAGCTTGATCAGGTGCGTCTTTACGCATGTCAATTAACATTGTATAACTCCTTTGGTTGGTTTCTGTTTAACTTTCATGGTGATATAAATAAGATCAATTAGATCTTTTGTCAAGGCTATTTGTGAAAAATATTTACTTCAATAGGGTAGTAAGTTTTTTCTTGTCTATCCCATTTTAAAAGATTGTATTTTCCATTTGTAATATCTGATACAACAGAACAAACTACGCCAATAATTGCAGGATCTCCTGATAATAATAAGTAATCATCAGTTGTATAATCTTTTAATAACGTTCTTAATTTTTGAATTAGTGGGCCAGGCGATAAAATAATTTGACTTTTTTCTGGCAGAAGTGTGACAATTTGTCCGAACTTTTGTGCACCCAAAACATTATATTTTGGCTGTCCAATTGAACTACCTGGTATTTCTTGTGTTAAATAAACTTTGCTCATTGACTTTTTCTTTTTCATAACTATTATAGTAATTAGAAAGAAAAGTAAACAGAGTATATATTATGAATTATAAATTTAAAACTAAGCCTTATCAGCACCAATTAGATGCATTAGAAGCATCTTGGGATAAAGAAAATTTTGCGTACTTCATGGAAATGGGTACAGGTAAATCAAAGGTATTACTAGATAATGCCGCAATGTTATATGATAAAGGCCAGATAAATGGCCTCCTTCTTATTGCACCTAAAGGTGTTTATAAGAACTGGTATGATCAGGAAGTGCCTGTGCATTTACCTGATCATATCGAAAAAAAGATGGTGCTATGGAAAACATCAGATAAATCTTCAAAACAAAAACAATTATTAAATACTTTATTTGAAACAGGAACTGACTTTCATATTTTAATTATGAATGTTGAAGCTTTTTCTTCTGGTAATGGTACAGAGTTTGCTAAGAAATTTTTATCTTGCCATAAAGCAATGATTGCAATTGATGAGTCTACAACAATTAAGACTCCAACATCTAACAGGACAAAAAATATTTTAGAATTAAGAGAACATGCTTTATATAGAAGAATATTAACAGGTTCTCCTGTAACTAAATCACCATTAGATTTATTTTCTCAATGTGCTTTTCTTGATCCATGGTTATTAGGTCATGATTCTTTTTGGATATTTAGAGCAAGATATGCAATCTGTAAAAAAATTGAAGTTCAAGGTAGACGTGTTGAAATAGTTGTTGGTTATAGAAATCTCGGTGAGTTATCTGATAAGATAAAACCTTTTTCTAGAAGAATATTAAAACAAGACTGTTTAGATTTACCAGAAAAAACTTTTGTAAAACATTATGTTGAACTTACACCAGAACAAAAGAAAGTTTATAAACAAATGAAACAAGAAGCTATTGCATTTCTTGATGGTAAAATGCAATCTTCAGCAACTGTTATGACTCAATTAATGAGACTACATCAAATTACTTGTGGTCATTTTACTGCAGATGATGGTACTATAAAAAATTTACCTTGTGCTAGACTAGGTGAGTTAATGAATATACTTGAAAACGTAGAAGGTAAAACTATTATATGGTCTCACTATACTCATGATGTAAGAAGAATTATTGAAGAGATTAAAAAAGTATATGGTGAAGATTCTGTTGTAGATTATTATGGTGCAACAGATACAGATACTAGATCAGCTAATATTAAAAAATTTCAAACAGATGATAAGTGTAGATTTTTTGTAGGTACTACTCATACAGGTGGTTATGGTATTACATTAACTGCAGGTAGTAATATGATTTATTTCTCTAATGGTTATGATCTTGAGAAGAGACAACAATCAGAAGCACGTATCGATCGTATTGGTCAAACTCAAAAAATGACTTACATAGATATTATGAGCCAAGATACTATTGATGAAAGAATTGTAAAAGCTTTACGTAATAAAGTTAATATTGCTAATACAATTATGGATGAAGATTTTAGAGAGTGGATATAGCGACTATAGTCCCCACTATAATCAATCCCGGCAGCTGAGTGCCCAACCTCCCAAAAAAAATTAAAGTTTTTCGAATAGTATTACTATAATAGTAAACATACCACCAACTAAAGCAGTCATAGCATAACGCATATGATTTTTTAGTTCTTTAATATCTGTTTCTATACTAGTAATTTTTTGATGAGTTTGTTTTTGCATGATACGACAAAGTTTTTCGTGAGATTCTATTCTATCTAGTGCAGAGTTTTTAGCCATTATCTACCGCCGTAATTTCTTTCTGAAGAAGTTCCTTTTTTACCAGATGATCCACCTGATTGTTTTTCAAATGCTTGTCCTTTTCCTGTAAAAGTAGATTTACCTATACTAGATAAACTTTCACCAAAATCAGATCTATCTCTTATTTCTCTATCTCTTAAATCTCTTAATTCTTTTACTCTCGCTCTACTAACATCTGTTTGTGCAATTTTTCTACCTAATATTTTTGAAATTCTTTTTTGTATAGCGCTCGATAAACCAATTCTTCTTTTAGGCACAAGACCACCTGTAAGTTTATTTAAAATATCACTTCCTGAAACAGGATTGTAGTTTTTCATAATTCCTGAATTAACTCTGCCTATAGAATCTAAACCATATTGACTATCATAAAAATTTCTTATGTTTCGAGCTTCGGGACTCACTTTAGGAAGCTGATTTATTATAGCTTGGCTCAAAGATTTTTCTCCAACGAAAGGAATAAATTGAGCTAATTTTTGTAAAATGTTTGGTTCTTTTCTGTATCCAAATCTATCGGTTTCATATTGTTCTGTTTTTCCTAAAAAATCTTCTTTGTCAGTAAATCCTTGAAAATTATCTACACTTGTTCCAAAATTATTTAAAAAATTAAAATTTTGTGCTTTATCTGTAGAAGTAATACCTGTTTTTTCTCCAGGAAAAAAGAAAGGAGCTGTGTCATCTGTACCAATTAGATTTCTCTTGGTTTTTATTTGATTTTCCATAATTAGTTGATTAACTAAATCTGAATTTACATCACCACTAGCGTCTATATCTGCCATTGATTTTAAAAAAGGCGCAGCCTGTGTTGTATTAGTTACACCTGTATTTAAATTAAAAGGTAAATCTATATTTCTATATGTTAAATTAGGAACCTGAGGCATTTCAGCAGCGCTAACTTCAGTAAAAGGATTAAGACTATCAAAAAAACTTTTTTTAGGAACTTGTTGTTGAGCATCATACACAGCTTTCATTTGATCAAAATTTTCTTGACCAGATAATCTTAAATTTTCTTTATTAGGATCATAATTATTTTGAAACTGTTGATCATAAAACATCCTATCCATAGGATTTAATTGATCATATAAATTATTAAATTTTATTTCAGCCATTATGCTAATCCTCTAGATCTTAGTCTAATTTGTTTCTCTTCTTCTGATAATAAAGCATTTTCTGTTGCAGTCAACCCGTCATTTAAGGCCCCTGAAGCCGGAAGCGCTGCAGTCTGTACCACTTGTTGATTAGGCATTGGTAAATTAGCCGGCAGTGTGCTTAGCTGATCTCTAGTAGATTGTTTTAAAATATAATCATCAGGGTTAATTTTAAACTCTTTATTTAGTCTTTGTTTTCTAAGTTTTTTATTAATTCTATCAATAGTTTTTAATATTCTTTTATTTAAAGGGTTTGGAATTCCTTTTTCTTTAGCTAATCTATCATATGCTTTTAAATATCCTCTAGTAATTGAAAAAGGTTTAAAATAATTATCTTTAATAAAACCTAACTCTCTCATTTTGTTTCTTTCTTTAAATATTTTTTCTATATCTTTTTCTTTCATACCCAAAAATTTAGCTGAATCATATGTTCTTCTCATTGAATTAAATGTTTCAAGTCTTTGCATATTTGCTTTGATAAATTGTTGAATAATTAAATTATCATCTGTAACAGGATCTCCGCTTAAAGTTCCATCATAAATTAATTGTCTTTCATTTCGTTCTGCATCTAAAAAATCTGTTATTTTAAAGTTCATAGTTTTTTCAATGTCAATTGGAACTTCTCTCATTCCAAAAAATCCCATTAACTCATCTGGTATCTCATATTGAGTTCCGCCAATAGTCTCACCTTTGGCTGCTTTGTATAATCTTTTTAATTGAGGAAAAGAACCTGGAGATAATTTATATGCTACATGTTTAAAAGCATCTCTTAACTGGTCACCTAAAGTATCTCTAGGATTAAAAACTCTATTACCATTTTCGTCAACACCATTTCTCATAAAAATATCTGCTACTGCACCTACGTAAATAGACTCACTTACAAAAGGTTGAATTGCTTTACCAAAAGCTCTAATCATTCCTTTTGTTAGACCTTCTAATAATGGTTTTTCATCTAGTTCATCTACTTTATTTACAACAGCAGTAAC